GACCTCAGGCAGTTCATCAAATTTGGCTGCTGTTGGTTGAGTGCATATTTGAGCTTCGTAAACCTTCAGACAATCATTAGCTGGCGGGAGCGGTATTATCCCCCTTTTTTCGCTCCGCAAATGCCACCCTCTCGGAGGCAGAGGAATGTTGAGACGTGTGCAAATCTTGCGTAAGCCCACATCCGAGATACCGTACTGATAGGCCAGGCTCCTCATCGGCGTCTTCCATATTTGCTCATACAACTGATCTCGTTCGAAGCGGACAACCTTATGCGGCATAGCATTCTCTCCTGTTATGAAATTGTGTAACCTGGTGTATTACCTGCGCTGCCTCTTGTGGCTCGATACGTATTCCTGGAACTTTTTACCCTCTGCCGCCAAGTACTTGGTGCTTAAATGGGTGTATTTTTCAGTAGTCTTGATGGTCGCATGCCGCAAAAGACCTTGCATTGCGCGAGTATTTATGCCTGCTTCGATTCCGTGTGTTCCGAAGCAATGGCGGAGGAGGTGCGTATAGACCCTTTTGCTGATATTTGCCCTTTCGGCGGCACGTATGATCGCTTTTTTGATAGAAGTAAAAGGCCTTCCTGTTTTATGGTTAATGAACAAATACCCGCTAGGAATCTGCTTGATAAGCGATTCCAGCGCTTCGTACAGGCGATCTGTGAGGATTGGGATAGTTTTTTCCTTGCCGCCCTTCCCCAGGATAATTATGGTCCTGTTTTTCAGGTCAACCTTTTCCGCCTTTAACCGGAGTGCTTCAGTTTTTCGAAGGCCAGAATCGTAGTACAGCAGAATAATAGGCTGGTATTTCGGTTCAATGCCTTTGATTATTTTTTCCACTTCTTCAACGTGGAGAATCTGAGGTTCCGGAGGCGATACATTCGGAAATTGCTCTATATCGAATGGAAGGGGCTTACAAAAACCATTCTTTGCCGACCACTTCACAAATGATGAAAAATAAGTCAGTTCTTTGTTTGCGGTCCTCTTGCAGACTCCGGTTTCCAGGCGCTGCGATTTGTAATCTTCGATGACCATTGGGGTGAGATGCGTGAAAAATCTGTTGCCGAAAAATGCAATCAGATACTTCAGGGCTTTCTTGACATCATCATATGTTGTTGTTGCATAATTATTTTTGCACCATTTGCTCCAATCGGGCATTGCATCCAATATTCTCGGGTTGGCTGGCACATCGTTCGCGTACTGACGACGCAAATCGAGTTCCAGTGCCCGCGCGTCAGCTTCTTTGCCGTAATATGTTAATCGGTCTCTTTTGCCCTTACCGCCGGCTGGATAGTAATCGATCTGCCATTTGGTTCTCTCCGGGTTCATTGGTCGTATTGACATATCAAAGTCTCCCAAAAGCTTTACGGTGGTTGAGGCTTTGTTGCTTATTATGAGCGCGAAGGGCCGCCCTGTTCCCGGACGCAATTTCTTGTGCCAGCGTTTTTGTCACTACGGGTGTCGCAATCTGATTTGATGCGATTAACAGTTCAAGAATCTCGGATAGTTTCCTTTCGATTCCTTTGATACAAGATTTGCTACAGGTTTCTACACCCTCCATTCAATGCCCTCCTTTTCGCTTGCGTTTCAATGATTATAATTATAATATAAGTATAAGTGAAGGCGCAATAGAAAAGTTGTCTTTTTTTCTGGCAGCATACATAATCTTGGATTAGGAGGACGAGGATGCAATCGGAATCAAATGAGCTTGTTGGCCAACGGTTGAAGTTTGCAAGAACCTTGTTAGCGTTTAGCCAGGGAGATATCGCGAAAGAAATCGGAACTACTCAAGCGAACTACTCGTTGATCGAGGCAGGAAAAGTAGCGCTCGCTGAAAAACATGCGAAGAAGGTTGGGGACATTCTGGAAGTGAATTTCGAATGGCTCTTGCACGGAGGGACAAAGGCAGTTTCAACCCAGCACTTATTTTTCCGGGTTTTGCCGTCATATCGACTTCGGACGTTAAGCCCAATATATCAAAGCAGAAGAAAAAATGAACTGATGCACTTGGCCGGAAATATCTTTGCCTCTTTTGTGAAAGAGAATATTCGTGATGACTCGTATTCTATAGTCGAGCAGTCACCTGAGAAAGTCTTTCTAGGGTCGAGGCTAAAACACGGGTGTGTTATGCTGCTTGAGCTTGATGATCCAATAATTTTAAATGAAATAGTAAATGCGTTTGACGGATTGGGTTTAAATCGGGTCACAAAGAACATTGATGTTGAAGTTTTGGAGCGGCTGTCTTCGAAAAAGTCCCAGCTAGTCGTTTCGCTGATGAAAACCTTTGGTTTTTATTCACTTTCAGATGCAATTTCTGAGGAATTCAATAGGGACGTCTACAAGGACCTTTTCGTCAATGGTTCCCAGGAGCGGGCTCACGAATTCCGCAGAATTGTGGGGGACATAATGAAGTGGGATATAAGTCTTTCGATGATTAGGGCGGAACTGGCTCAACGAGGCCGAGAGGACCTGCTAGAGAATCATTCCAACAATTCCGAAAGCGATGGATTCGAGGTGTGAAGAAGCACGACGTATGGCAATAGGCCGGGATTTTGTGGGGAATTGTGGGAAGTCGTGGGGAGTTAGCAGTGGTGCGCGTTTAGGTTAAAAGGATATTGAAAATTTCGTTGCGCGGATATTTCCGTAAAAAAGTAAAATTGTTATTTTTGCGGTTGATTTAACACTAAATTAATTACGGTCATGGGCTATGTTACCGATTATGGTAAAAGCCTCAACCGTCCCTCCCATAGAATTCGCGGATTGATATGTTCCGACAAAATACCCACCACAAGCCGCTTCGCTGTTGGATTCAATATGTGTAGTATCACCAATACAAAGACAGTCAATCATTGTTGCCCCTAAAGGTGAATTATTGTCTTCAGCCAGCATTAAAACCTCAGTTACCTTACCAGGATAATTAGGGTTAGGAGGTTGCTCTTCAATTTTATACACATGACCTTTTACTAGGACAAAATTGCCGATGTTCGAGTAAGGGCTTTTTGTCAGATTTGAAATTGACACTTTCTCTGCCACTAGGTTGCTACTGTTTTCTTGATATTTGCCAACGGCAACAGAGATATTACCATTGGTCTCAATAGACTTATCAGATTTGTTAAACTCTAACTTTTCTCGATCCTGGGCTGTGTTTCCAATGGGTGCTTTGTCGCAACCCAAGAAGCTCAACACAAAACAAATAATAGCTAGATATCTCATGCTATGCCCTCTTTCCGTACCAGACAACACGGCCGATAATGTTTAATTGAGTTAGTAACTCGCCTGTAATAGTTTCGGTCTCGTAAATATGATTATCTGATTTAATAACCACAGTTCCATCTACCTTACGTTGTATTCGCTTCACCATCAATGATCCCCAAAACTGAAGAACATAGATAGCATTGGCCTCGATTGTTCTGGACGAAATGTCTACCAGGACGAGATCCCCGTCGGAAAGCGTAGGTTCCATACTGTCACCCTTGACGCTAATCAGCGCGAGGTCTTTTGCCGACGCTCCCAATGAGTTCCGAACCCACTCTTCCTTGAAGCTTATAAAATCAACGATCTGCTCACTTTGAACGACCGTCCCGCCACCAGCCGACGCCGCAATTTCATAGCGTGGCACCTGGATGAAATCAGGTTTATTCTCTTGGGCATGCGGTGGCGTTGTAGAGGGCGGCGTCTTGTCATTATCTCCCCAGAACCAAACATCCGCAGGCGTTACAGTGCCGGTCTTATGTTCCCGCAGAATTTCATCATCACCTGTCAATAACCACTCCATTGAAAAACCAGTTGCTTTGCTGATTTTAAGGAGCTGGTCAGCGCGAGGATTGCCGTCCTTATTGATGATATTAAAGAGTGTGGACTTGGAAATTTTGTTTCTTGATGCCCATTTATACGGCTCTTCATCACCAATAATTTTCAACAATCTATCTCGTAGCGTCTGTTCGGAACTCATGGCAGAGTTCCGAACAAGTTCCGAACTGATAACGTAACAGTTCCGAACTTGTGTAACATGCTGAAATAGTAAAAGAATTTGCAATCCATAATATATTCCTAGAATTATGAGTTCCGAACTAATAATTTTCTATTGACATAATGATAGTTGTGAACCATAAAGTTCAAAACTTGCTAAATAATTTAAGCCTAACGAACAAAAAAAGAGAGGGCGAAATGGGATCATATTCTTGTCCGCACTGTAAGCATCAGTTTTCCAAGTTAACAGCTTTTTGTGTCAATTGCGGGAGGCAGTTACCGGCCGGTCTAAAGCCGACGAATCATGCCTGCCCGAACTGTGGAGAACCAACAGAGTCAGCCGGAATTCTTTGGCCCCAGAAATACTGCGGGACCTGCGGCCTGGCTCTCAACCCTTTCTGAGCTCGGCAGTCACCCCGTCAATCGTAGCGTTAACCATCGCCTGGGGGTCGACACCGGCCCCCAAGGCGACTCCGCAACCAGGGCAGGTGTAAATAACGCCGTTTATTTCAGTGTTACCTGTTTTAACCAAGGTTGAAACTGCATTTAGCTGAGTAATGGACCGGTCACACTTCGGGCACGTAGACATAAAGAACCTCCAAAGGAATTGAAATGAAACCCAGCAAAATCAAAGCCCTTCTGATGGAGAAGGAAATACGACATAAAGACATTGCCGAGGCCCTGGGTGTGTCGAATGCCCTGATCAGCGGGGTCCTTGGCGGGTACTTCGAGTCTCGCCGGGTGAAGCAGGCGATTGCCGATGCCCTGCAGATGAAATACGAGAAGGTCTGGGGCAAGGCGGCCTGAAATATAAAATATATCAAATGTATGGGGAATATATCCCAAAAGTGGGACCGGCACAATGACAAAGAGTAAAAAATGTTTAGTCAACGACAAGCGGCAACTCTCCCTGTTTGACCTGCTGCGCCAGGAGCAAGAAGGCCGAGCACAAGAACGTCCCGGCCGCCTGAACGTAGCCAGCCTCATAGATTCCGCCATCGGCAGGGCGATCCGCAATGCGCCGAAAAGCCGGGAGACCCTGGCGGACGATATGACCGACTTGACCGGCGAGCGGGTAACGGTCGGGATGATCAATAACTGGACCTCGGCGAGCCACCCCCACGAGATGCCAGGACGCTTCTATCCTGCTTTTTGCGTGGCGACCGGTGACATCGAGCTGATCCGGATACAGGCCGAGGCGGCTGGGGTGTTTACCCTGCCGGGGCCTGACGCCCTGCGAGCCGAAATCCAGAAGCTGGATGAAGAAACAAGAAAGCTGCAGGCGGAAAAAAAGAAGCGGCAGATGTTCCTGCAAGAGCTGGAAAAGAAGGGCTAGCCGCAGTTTTGTAATTTATTGCCTAGGAGGGTGCCTTGGATATCTGGAAGACGGCCGGTGAGATAGCCGCTGAAGTCAAAAAACTGAAAGACGCAGGCCTCCTTATAAAAGAAGACCAAAGGTTTCCGGCCACAGACCGAGGCGTGCAGAAACTGTGTGAACGCCATGGCATCCCCAGCCGGGAAGTCCCGGCGAAGGGAGCGCCGGGCGGGGTAAAGCGCCTGTACCAGGTAGCGGCGATCCCCGGCCTGCCGGTCCCGGTCAAAAACGTATTCGGAGTTGAAGCCACCTGTAAGGCCCATTCAGCAGGTCTTGAAACCGCCTTGAAAAGCAGGCTGGCAACGGAGCGTACAAAGGAAGAAACGCGTCTCCACCTGGAAAACTGCCTGGCCCGCTTCAACAATCTCCCCGAAAACAAGCAGAAATCAGCCCTGGTGAAACAATCGATCCTTGTCAGCTGCGAAGCCTTCCTGAAGGGCGGTGGCTATGTCGGGAGAATGAAAGATGGGCGACGCACCTGGCATACGAAAGGCGTCAAGGAATTCTGCAAACAGGTTAAGTCAGGCCAGGACGTACTGGACGCCTGGGTGCTCGAGGAAATAAAGCGAAAAGGACAGGTATCTCTAGGCTACAAAACACTGCTTGACTGGCGGGCGAGGCATGACTCAGACGGACTGTACGGCTTAACCGATAAGTATGTCAGCCGGGATTCCGGGAGCTTGACCAAGGTTCACCGCGACTTCGTTGAAGCGCTGATCGTCGATCACCCGCACATATCGACCAAGAAGATCGAGCAAGGAATCAAAGCACGTTTCGCCGGTCAGGACATCCCCAGTTACTGGGCGATCGGCCGCTACGAAAAGAAGTTCCGGGCGGAGAACGAAAGCCGCCTACTCTGGATAGCCAACCCTGACGAATGGCGCAGCAAGTACCAGTTTGCCGCCGGGTCCGCTTCGGAGGATGTTACCCGTCTCAACCAACGCTGGGAAGCAGACTCCACCCCCGGCGACATCATGCTGACCGATGGCCGCCATACGATCCTTGGGCTGATCGACGTCTGGTCACGCCGCATGCGGCTGCTCGTCTCTCCCACCAGCAAATCGGCCGCCGTTGCCGCCCTGCTCCGGCGCTGTTTCCTGGAGTGGGGCAAACCGGAAGAGTACAAGACCGACAACGGCAAGGAGTACACCGCCGATTACCTGGAAGCGCTGCTGAAGAACCTGAGTATCCCACATCCCCTGTGCCAGCCGTTCTGCCCGGAGCAAAAACCCCACATTGAGCGCGGCTTGCAGACCATGAGCCACGGCCTCCCCGAGCTGATGCCGGGATATATCGGCCATTCCGTTAACGACCGCAAAGCGATCGAGGCGAGGAAAAGCTTTGCCAAGCGGCTCATGACACCAGGCGAGACGGTGGAGGTGAAACTCTCCAGCGTCCAGCTACAGCAGATTCTCGACCGCTGGACCGACGCCATGTATATGCATGACGACCACGAGGGGCTGAACGGAGCGACCCCTGCCGAGATGGTGCGCAGCTGGAACGAACCGGTACAGATGATCGCCAACGAACAGGCGTTGGACATCTTGCTGCTACCTGCCCCGGAAAAAGGCGGCTGGCGTGAGATCGGCAAAAAGGGCATCCGCGTGACCTATGGCGCCGCCAAGCTGAACTATATCGCCACCGAATTCGCCGGGCATGAAGGGGAAAGCGTCCTGGTGAAACCGGACCTTACCGACCTGGGCCGGGCGGCGATCTTTCTGGAGTCAGGAGAGTTCCTCTGCTGGGCGGAAGACCCGACCTGGTACGGCATTAGCCGGGCTGAGGCGGCCAGTCACCTGCGGGGCAAGCAGAAACAGCTCATGCAGGAAGGATCGAAGGAGCTGAAGGCAAAAGCACGGGCGCTGAAGACCCGCGAAATAGCCTACGAGATTCTTGAACACCGGGAAGCGGAGCTGCGGGCCGCCAGTGAAAATGTAGTGGAAATGCCGAAGCGTACCGTCGAGTACACCACTCCGGCCCTGGATGAGGCAGCCAGGGCGGCCCTGCAGCGGGAAATGGGCTACTCGCCTGCTCCGGCGGCGCCACCGGGAACGGCCGAAGCCAAGAAGCGGCTGGAAGATGAATTGGCCAGTGCCCGTGAAACCGGTGTCCACAAGATTGAAGTGGCGACGGATAAACAACGCTATAAACGTTGGAAGGGACTGAAAGAAAGTCTGGCGTTGGGGGGAATTATTGAGGAGGAGGATTACTCTTTTTACCGGAATTTCGGCCAGACGGCAATCTGCCGGGCTTATGCGGAGATGGAAGAGGCGCTTAGCGCTTCCAAATAATACAAGGAGGTCGTTATGAGAACGTACAGTTTCGACGCAATGAGAGCAGGAGGTTTTATGAATCACCCAGGAAGCCTGTGTGTGCAATCGCAAGCCAGGATTGGCGTAGTGGTCCGTGTGATGTTTCGTAAATGGTTTGGCCACACCCCCACCAAATGTTGGCACAAAGACGGCTTTATGGCGGAAGCATGGGACCGGCGGGGAAATCGTGTAATTGTTGAACAGGTAAACCGCAAAATAAAAAAAGCCGTGTAACGGCACGGCTTTTATCCGGACGGACTAGCCGTCCTCATTACATCGACAGGAGGGAGTATGCAGCAAAAACGAAATGAAGTCAAGACCGTCGCCGCGCTGACCAACGTCGCGCTTGCCGACGGAGCGGTTAAGAGGGCAATGGAAGCACCGCGGCACTTGCCGAGGATGCTTTGCTTTTCCGGGCCATCTGGGTTCGGTAAGAGTTCAGCGGCCAGCTATCTAATTGCCAAGTACCGGGCCTACTACATCGAATGCAAGAGCACCTGGAGCCGCAAGGCGGTGCTACTCAACATCCTCAAGGAAATGTCGATCGTCCCAGCGAAGACCATCTACGAGATGACCGACCAGATCTGCGAACAGCTAGCTCTCTCCGGACGGCCCTTGATCATCGATGAGATGGATTTCCTGGTCGATAAGGCCGCCGTGGAAATCGTCCGCGATATCTACGATGGCAGCAAAAGCGTCGTGATGATCATTGGCGAGCAAAACCTGCCGGCCAAATTGAAACGGTGGGAACGTTTTCACGGACGCATCCTGGAATGGACTGCCGCACAGCCCGCTGATCTGGATGACGCGCAAACGCTGGCCGAGTTCTACTGTACTCGCGTGGACGTGCAAAACGACGTGATCAGCCATATCCACGGAATCGCTAATGGCAGCGTCCGCCGAATCTGCGTCAATCTCGAACTTGCCCAGGAGCGGGCGCTTAGCCTCGGCCTCACCAGTGTCTCAATGAAAGACTTGGACGGGTTTGTCTTCTACACCGGAGCTGCCCCGATCGGAGGCCGATAATATGGCGCAGAAACCGATCGATAAACGACATCCGTTGGAGACGAGAGACGCCGTATGGGAGGCGATTCGTAAGGCCAAAGGGTATTTTACCGCCCGCGACATCTACAAGGAAACCCGCTGTTCGCTCTATTCCGTCAAGGAATATTTGACCGCCTTGCTGAATGCCGGGTACCTGAATGTTTTTGACGCTGAAGCCGCCGGGCAAGCGGCGGATACCAGCAAACGGTACCTGCTGAGCCGTGATTGCGGGGTGGAAGCGCCACGCGTCCGCAAGGACGGGACTGAACTCACCCAGGGGCGCAGCCGGGAGCAGATGTGGCAGATTATGCGGGCACTTGGAGAATTTTCGGCGCTTGAGCTAGCAGTCAATGCCACGACAGAACAGGTGGCCGTGGCCGAAACAGAGGCAAAAAACTACATCTACCACCTGCATAAAGCCGGGTACCTGGTCATGGTCAAAGACGGCAAACCCGGTGGAAGATCAAGGTCGGGGGAGCTGTCTCGCTATCGGCTAATCCCGTCCCGCTACAGCGGCCCGAAGCCGCCCATGGTACAGAGGGTTAAGCAGGTTTATGACCCGAATCTTAAAAAGGTGGTCTGGAGTTCAGGAGGTGACGAATGAGCCAAGACGATCAGATGAAACTACTGATTAACCTGGCAAAGGAGCTGCCGCAGGCGGAAATAGCCAGGAGAATAGGAAAATCACCAAGCACCATCAACCAAATTCTTAAGGGTACCTATCCCGACCCAAGGATCATCTTGCAGCTGATAGAGGAAAAGTTTGGTTCAACCATTATTGATTGTCCGGTGCATGGGGATATCCCGTTAGGTCAGTGTGCAGAGGAGCGACGTAAGCCGTTCAGCACCTCTAGGGTCTCGACTTGGCAGGCCTGCCGCGACTGTGAAAAAGGAGGGAAGTCATGAGTCGTCAAAAAGTATCACGGCCGACCTGCAAGAAATGCAAAGGGACGCTGGTACCGGATATCTCTTTCACCGGCGATGGTGAGACCCGCAAGGTTGTGTCGGTCGGCTGCGTCAACTGCGGTGAGCGCTACTACAAAGACCACCCCCGCCGCTCTCCGGAGGGCAAGGAACTGAACGCCCACCGGCAAGCTGGCAGGCCGGGACACGTTATCGACGGACGGATGATGCACTAGCCGGGCGGACACCGCCCCAGGGAGGACGTTATGAGTGTTCTTAGTTGGATTAAATACCGAAAGCACAGGAAGAAATCAGCGAAGCACGCCGCAAACCTCGCGGTGCAGCTAGTGTTGAACGGCTGCCTGGTGCCGCCCAGGCTGGCCGGAGCAAAAGGCCGTATCGAGAAGGTGATCATGCTGAACCGTCAGCGGTTTCAGGCCATTGTCGGTCCCGGAGGTGTGGCGTGAATGGCGGGACGGTGCTGACGCTGGCACTGGTTTGCCTGATGATTGGCGGGACGGCAGGCTCCATGTACTCAGAATACACCGCACATATCCGGAACATGAACGCCATCACCGCCCGCTACCTGGCGGAAAAGACCTATCTGGACACGCTCACCGCCGAGTTGATGACGGAAATTAAACAGAATGTAACGCAGGTTAAAACGAGCTTGAAGAAGACATCAAAGGAGGCAAAAAGGCATGGCAAGAAAGCGCATTGAAGGAACTGCATTGAACAGCTGGGAGGAGGTTGATACCTGCCTCCAGGAGATTGGCAAAATTGATCGGGAATTAAGGCTCCTCGAAGCAGGCCAGAACGAGACCATTGACCGTGTGAAGGAAGAAACAAAGGCTGCTGCGCAACCGCACCTGGACAAGAAAGCAGGCCTTGAGTTGGCAATCAAGGAATATTGCGAGTGCAACCGGGCCGAATTCACCAAGGTCAAAACCAAGTCTCTGACATT